CTCAAGGAACTTGGAGAGAATGTGGCCAAGGTGGTAAACAATCAAATCCTACAATTTTAAATACTTGGAAAAATATAGGATTATCGGCATCAACAGACCAAACTCCTTGGTGTATGGTATTTACTCAATTTGTGTTGAAACAATGTGGTTACTTTTATTTATCATCAGCCTCAGCTGCCGATTTATCTAGTCCTAAATTGAAAACGACTACGGTAACAACTAATGTAAATGAGATATCATCTAAAGGACAACCTGGAGATTTAATTTTATTTAATCGTCAAGGTGGCCATCATGCTGCTGTGTTATACCAAGCCACTGGCAAAGTGTATTGGGTTGGTGGGAATCAAACACCATCAGGTGCTCATAATCCAGATGATGGAGATGTAACAAAATCATCTGGTGATTCTTTTTTGAAATCAAATTTTGCAGGTCTGTATAGACCTACTTGTTCGTAACATAAATAGAGTATGGCTAATACATTACAAAACAGATATACAGATTTAGATTTAACATTCACACGCAAACCTGTGACAGGCGATATTGCGTTGAGTACCAATGACCAAGCTGTCATTCGTTCGGTTAGAAATCTAATCATGACAAACCATTATGAAAGACCTTTTCATCCAGAAATAGGTTCAAATGTTTGTAAAATGTTATTTGAACCTATATCTCCATTGACAGCAAATTATTTACAAAGAGAAATAGAAGATACAATTACTAATTTTGAATCTAGGGTAAAATTGCAACAAGTAATTGTTCAGATACAACCGGATGCAAATTACTATTCAGCAATTATTAGTTTTTTTATTAACAATCAAGTTCAACCAATTACAATGAATTTGACTTTACAGAGATTACGATAGATGACAGCTAATAACAATATTCAAATATCTGATTTAGATTTTGACTCAATTAAGAATAATTTAAAAACATTTCTTCGTGGACAAAATACTTTTAAAGATTATGATTTTGAAGGTTCTGGATTATCGGTTCTTTTAGATTTGCTAGCATATAATACTCATTATAACGCATACTATTTGAATATGGTTGGAAATGAGATGTTTTTGGATACTGCAGCTCTCAGAAGTTCAGTAGTATCTCACGCTAAATTGTTAAACTATACTCCTAGTTCTGCAACTGCACCTTTAGCTACAATCAATTTGGTTGTAACTGGTGTATCTGGCACTTCTTTATCTCTTCCTAAATTTACAAATTTTAAATCTGAAGCAATTGATGGTGTAAATTATACTTTTGTAACTAAAGACATTTATACTATGCCCGCACCAGGCGGAACAGCATTCTTTGAAAATGTTGAAATTTTACAAGGTCAACCCGTATCTTTATCTTATACGGTAGACACTGCTACAAATGCAAAACAATTATTTTCATTGCCTGATATTGAAATTGATACATCCACTCTTGTAGTTCAAGTGCAACAATCAATTACTAATGGCACTATATCCACTTATAATTTAGCATCCAGTGTTTTAGAATTAACCGGTACCGACCAAGTATTTTTCTTGCAAGAAGGTTCAAAAGGCCTATATGAAATTTATTTTGGAGACGGCATATTGGGCAAGAGTTTAATTGATGGAAATATAGTATCAGTATCATATCTTGTGACTAATGGTTCAGCTTCCACTGGTGCTAATAACTTTACTTTGATGGATAATATTGGTGGTACTGTAACCGTGAATCCAGTTACTCCTGCTAACTCAGGTGGAAATAAAGAATCAATTGATTCTATTAAATATCAAGCACCAAAATCATATTCTTCTCAAGGCCGAGCCGTATCATTTGAAGATTATATTACAGCTATTCAACAAAATGGTTTAGGTTTTGCTATTCAATCTGTAAATGTTTGGGGTGGAGAAGAAAATAATCCACCAGCTTATGGACAAGTATTCATATCAATTAAACCAACAAATAGTTACACATTGACCAATTCACAAAAACAATTATTACTCAGAGATGTTATTCGTCCTATTTCTGTTGTAACTGTATCTCCAACAATTTTGGATCCAGATTATACCTATTTAAAAATTACAGCTGATGTTGTTTATAATCAAGGACAAACAACCTTAACTGCTAATCAAATACAATCTGCTGTGATTTCAGCTATTCAAAATTATTCAGCTGTTAATTTAAATACTTTTAATTCAACATTTAGTTTGTCTGATTTATCTATTGCAATTAAATTAGCAAATGCTTCAATCATTGCATCCAATATTGATATTCAAGTACAAAAGAAATTCTATCCAGTTTTAGGTGTGCCAAAACAATATGTTTTAAATTATGGTATACCTTTGGACCGTTCATTGTTTCAAGCGGGGATTACTAGTAGTCCAACAATGAAATATTATTCATCTGGTGGAGGTATTAATTTAATTTCTGAAGTATATCTTGAAGAAATACCTTTTGCTACTTCTGGATTAAGTTCTATTAGTGTTTTAAATCCTGGTTTTAATTATACTGAAACTCCTACTGTAAAAATCTTAGGTGATGGCACTGGTGCAACTGCACACGCTGTTGTTAAGAACGGATATATTTCTCGAATTGTTGTAGATAATGCTGGCGACAACTATACTCAAGCTATTGTATCTATTGTTAATTCTCCAACAGATAAATCTGGTACAAATGGTTCAGCTTTTGCAACTTTACAGGGGCAATATGGCGCATTAAGGTCTTACTATTATAACCCAACAACAAATGTAAAAACTATTTTAAATAATTCTATTGCTGTTGTTGATTATTATAATGGAATAATTACATTTAATAACTTAAATCCGTTTGATGTTAATAGTGATTTAGGACAACTTACTATAACTGCTAATCCATCAAGTACAATTCTATCATCATCAACAAACAGAATTGTTACAGTTGATCCATTTGATTCAAGTTCAATAACTGTTAATGTTACAGCTAAATAAAATATGTTACCAATAAACAAAAACTCAATTCGTATTCCGTCTCAGCTACCCGAGTTTATTCGGGATGACCTTAATTACGAAACATTTGTAGCTTTTGCTGAAGCTTATTACGAATGGTTGGAATTATCCGATGCTTCAAATGCAGCTTCAACATTGGTTAGCACAACAAATGAAGGCGTAACATTTGGACTCAAAAATCTACAAAATTATTCAGATGTCGATAGTACATTAGATAATTTCATGGATTATTATACTAATGATTTCTTACCTAATTTTCCGATTGATGTTTTAGCAGATAAAGCTAAATTAATAAAAGTAGCTAAACAATTATATCAAGCAAAAGGTACTCCGGCTTCATATAAATTATTATTCAGAGTTTTATATAATTCTGATGCTGAAATATTATTGACAGGCGAATTGGTATTTCGAGCATCCGCAGCAGAATGGTATGTTCCAAAATATTTAAAAATTAAAACAAATGATTCAGCTTGGTTATCAAATAACATCAAGAATTTAAAATTATTTGGAGAAACATCTAAATCTTTTGCCATTATTGACAACACAGTAAGGGCTTCTGGTGCAGAAAAATATAATTTATATATTTCTCAAATTGAAAGATTGTTTGTTTCGGGTGAATATATTCGTATTGTTGACTCAAATAACCAAGATGTTTATTTCTTGAATGGTGAAATTGTTCCAATAGGAACAGAAAATTCATATGTATTGAGAGCTAAAATTGTTGGAGCAATTTCTAGTGTTAATATTAATAGTACATATAGAGGAACAAAATATAGGCCAGGTGATCCAGTTGTAGTATATGGTGGATTAGATAGTTCAACGGGTATTGGGGCTACTGCACAAATTGCAGAAACTACATCCGGTTCAATTCAACGATTAAATCTTGTCAATCCCGGTTATGGATACAGATTAACTCCAAATAGTTCAATTACTTTTACTGGTGGTGGGTTAAATTCAGTTGAAGCTCGAGCTCACATTCAGACTATTAGTCAAACTAATCAAAATTTGGTCACTTTATTAGCAATCGATAGAATATATCAATTTGCAAATTCAGGTGTCACACTAGATGCTTTTGAATACGGGTTTATATCCAATCCAGCAGCAAATGCTAGTACGACATTAGCTAATACTTTTAATTTCATATCATTTGTCACAGCACCAATCGATTCAGTTATTGTAGATAATGGCGGCGGTGGATATTCTGATATTCCATCTGTATCTGCTCAATCATTATATTCTGATATTATAGGAAATACTCACGATTTAGCCAGTGTTGGAATTTTGGCCCCAATAGAAATTATTAATGCTGGTGTTGGTTATTTAGCCAATGATGAAATTATATTTTCAAATGCTTCAGGTATTGGAGCATATGCTAATGTAACTTCTGTAAGTCCAGACACAGGTGCTATTTTAGAAGTATCGTATGTTTATAATTATAAGTCAAATGCAATTTATCCATTAGGTGGAATAGGATATACTAATAATGGAATACCCAAATTAACAATTAATTCAGCTAATGTGGCCGCACACGGAGCTAATGTTTATATTCCCGCTATCTTAGGTACCGGTGCAACTTTTAGCACCGTAACAGATAGAATTGGAGCAATTACACGAATTCAAGTTATCAATCCTGGCGAAGATTTTGTTTCTACACCTAATGTTTCATTTAGAGTACAAGACTTAATTGTTACAAACCCAACTACGGATATAAGTTCAATAACTCCTGGTACTATTATATTTCAAGGAGTCGATAATGATATTATATCGGAAAATGATATAATTACATACCAATCATTTGTAGATTCAATTCAAGTAGTAGTTTCTACACCTTTACCAGCAACTACAATATATAGAATTCGTGTTTATAATTATTCTGGTTTTATTGATGTTACTAAACCATTATATGCTGATATTGAACGATTGAACCCATATCCTAGGTTGAATTTAAATACAACAAATGATGCACCAGGTTCATTCCAAAATGGTGTGTTTTCTTACGGAGATGGTGCTGCAAAAGGAATTGCTAAATTTGCACAAGGCTTGGTATTTGGCGAAGGAAGATATTTAACAACTGTTGGGCATCCAAGTTCGTATTCTGTAATCCAAAGTGATATTAATAATGATTTTACCTATATTCTTTCAGTTGAACAACCTATTTCTAAATACAGAGATTTATTGAAAAAACTGTTGCATCCAGCTGGTACTCGGGTTATTGGCCGAGATATATTAAAGAGCCAAAAACATTTTGATATGCATGGACATAATGGTCAAGGGTTAATTCATCCTATTCAATATTGGCTTGGTTGGCCAGTTGGAGACCCAGCGGCTTCTGTATCTATGAATGTTTCTTCTGGTGCATTATCAACAAATACAATTAATGTTTCGACTACTTCAGGTACTGTCAAATTTAGTAGTATTGATGTTGGTGATTATATTATGATTGATTATGGTGTAAAATTTCCAATCTCATCTACGATTACTGGATTGGATCCTGTCAATAATGTTATTTCAATCCAAGATAATATATTCTTAACATTTCCAAATGTGGCTTATGGTTATGCTAATACGATTGTAAATTGTATTCAAGTTTCAGATTTTTCTATTGCTAATACTCCAAATTATGATATTATCAATAATAAAACATATACAGATTCAAACAACCATATGAAAGATATTGTTTTCATTGGCGATAATATTATAATGGGTGGAAATACTTTTGTTGTTCGAGATGTTGATTATGTCAAACATTTCATCTATATTGCTTTAGACCAAGGTTTACTTGCCACAGACCCTAATGCTCAGACTATTTTAACGGAAAATAGTGCAAATAATATATTATTAGGACAATATCTACTTTCTGGAGGAACAAAAGATTCTCCTATTCCGTTCACGATAAATAGAGTAATAAATACTAAAAACGCATACATAAGAAAACAGGACTGAGGATATAAATGTCTAACATAAAATTAACCCAATTGACCGAATTATTAACGGTTTCAACATCAAATACCATTTTGATGGCTACGGACTTATCAGTAAGTCCAAATGTTTCACATTATGTTAGAGTTGGGACATTAACTCAGACCGATTATGCTTTAGCTAATGCTGCCTTCCTTAAAGCAAATGTGGCGTTTAATACAGGATACAGTGCCAACTCAGCATTATTCATTTCTGGATTAGCTTTTAATAAAGCTAACTCAGCATATAGTGTGGGAACTTCAGCTGGTGATTTAGCCCAGGCGGCATATCACCAAGCTAATACAGATTTAATTATTGCATCATTAGCTTTTAATAAAGCTAACTTAGATTTCATTCATGCTAATTCCGCTTATAATTTAGCAAATAATACGGCAGTATTATCTCAATCAGCATATAATCAAGCTAATACAGATTTTATTCACGCTAATTCTGCTTATAATTTAGCAAATACTATTTTATCCAATTCAAGTAGTTTGAATTTAGCTCAAGCAGCCTATAATCAAGCTAATACAGATTTTATTCATGCTAATTCAGCCTTTAACAAAGCTAACTCTAGTTATATAACCTTTTCTTCAGGATTTAATGTTGCTAATACCGCTGCATTAGGTGTAATTAGTGGTACAGCATTAGCTCAAGCGGCTTTTAATAAAGCCAATACGGATTTTGATGTTGCTCAGGCGGCTTACAATCAAGCTAATACGGCATCAAATAATAATGGAACATCATTAGCGCAAGCCGCCTATAATCAGGCCAATACCGACTTAGCATTAGCACAATCTGCTTATAATCAAGCTAATACATCATATTTCAATAGTGTTGGTGCTTTTACACAAGCAAACACAGGTCTAAACATCGCAAATGCAGCTTTCAATAAAGCAAATAATGCTTTACAATTGACTGGAGGCACATTATCAGGTACATTAAACTTTTCTGGTACAGGTAGACTCATTACTGGTGATTTTGGTGATTCTGTTATAGGCAATAGACCTTTATTTCAATCAAATACACCAAATTCAAATACAGATATTATGGCAGCACCGAGTGGAACTGCTGTTATTTCTGGTTTTACTGCTTTTGGTTCATCTGATGTAAATAATTGCTCTTACGGTAATTTTTGGCAATTTGGTAAAACAACAATTGTTGAAGCTAGTGCGGATGGTACAGGTGTTTACGGTAATTTTATCATAGCAACATCTTCAACAGCTCGAATCAACATAGCTGCCAATGGTAACATATATCATACAAGCCCTGTATTGTTATCTACCGACCCAACAACAGATTTACAAGCTGCAACTAAGCATTATGTAGATATTGCATCTGGAGGCCTTGGCGTTGGCCAAACTTGGCAAGATGTTAAATCTTCCAGAACATTAGGTACAACATATACAAACTCAACACCGAAACCAATTGAGGTATATGTGAGATGTGATTCTGGCCTTTCATATGGTGCATATGTAACTGGTTATGTTGGTTCAATAGAAGTTGCTTTGAATCGTGATAATGGTTCAGCTGGTGCATCGGTTGTTTGGCCAACAATTTCATTTATTGTACCTCCAAGTCAGACATACCGAGTTACATTATCGGCTGGAACTGTTACTGTTTGGAATGAATTGAGATAATTTAAAGGAATAAAATGTCAGCAAATACAGGTGTAGTAACTTATGGGGGCCTCACCCATGAAGTGAATCAATATTATGATTCAGTTGTTGTTCAACTTCCAGGCACAGGACATACAAAAACAACCAAATATTGTTTCTTGTCACGGGTTGATCCATGGCCAGATGAAAATGCGCCGCCAGCGCCAGCATTGACTCAACAAAATAACAAAAATGTTTATAATAATATGTTTGTTATCAAACGTGTTTATCCTAGCGATATGTCTCCAATGACAGACCGAATTAATTGGACAAAAAATGCTGTATATGATTACTATCGAGATGATATTGATATATTGACTCGTGGTAATGATAGACTGTTTGACCATAAATTTTATGTCAAAAACAAATATGACCAAGTATTTAAATGTTTATGGAATGGTCCAAGAAGTATAGAATATCCAAATGGTGTTCCTGCTACAGATGAACCTTGGTTTGCTCCAGGACAAATTTCAGAAACATTAGTTTATACTGGCACAGATGGGTATAAATGGATTTTCATGTATACGATTGAAGGTAATAGAAAACAAAAATTCTTAGATGTTGATTGGATGCCAACTCCAATAGCAAATACAGCCGGGTTTGGTGCAAATACAGTAAACTCAGGTAATATTCCTGTAGCTTGTGTATTTAATGGTGGTAATAATTATTATGCTACTAATACAACTATTTCAATAGTTGGAGCTAACACAACACAAGCCTTGGCTAGTTTAGTTATTAATAATGGAATTATCACAGATGTAAATATTTCTACACCTGGTTCTGGTTATATTTCAGCCAATGTGGTAATTACTTCACCAACAGGTACAGGTGCAAATGTTGCAGCTTTTGTTTCTCCACCCAATGGCCACGGTTCGGATCCTTTTGAAGAATTAGGCGTAAGCCACATTATGGTTACTCAAACATTCTCAGGTGATGAAGCTGCTTTGATTCCAACTGATATTAAATATAGACAACTTGGATTTATTATTAATCCATCAGCACCAAGTTCATATCCTTGGCAATGCGAAAAACCAATTTATGATTTATCAACTAATATTTTATTATCTAATGGACCAGTTAATTATATTTCTGATGAAATTTTATATCAAAGTGCCGATAGAACAATAGCAAATGCTACATTTACCGCTACATGTTTAGACTTTTTACCTAAAGAAAACAGATTACGGGTGATAAATACAGTAGGTGTAGCGAATACTAATATGTCAATTATTGGACAAATTAGTTCTTCAGATAGAACAGTATTATCTGTTGCTCCAGTAGATTTCACAATGTACTCTGGATACATCACCTATATAGAAAACAGACAAGGAACCCAGCGCTCACCTGATGGTTCTGAACAAGTAAGATTAATTGTAGGATTTTAAGGATATCTCATGGCACTAAATTTCAATGTCAGCCCGTATTATGATGATTTTGACCCAAATAAGAATTATCATAAAATTCTTTTTAAACCGGGCCAAGCTGTTCAGGCTAGAGAATTAACTCAATCTCAATCGATTTTACAAAATCAAGTATCTAATTTTGCTTCAGCAATTTTTGCTCAGAATACTCCAATTTCTGGAGGTAAAGTCACAATTAATACTAAATGTGATTATATAAAATTACAAGCTTCATATCTTAATAATTCTATTGATGTGGCTTTATTTGAAAATCAAATAATTCAAAATCAAGCTGGTGATGTTTTAGCACAAGTTATAGCGGTTGCTGCGGCTACTGATCCAGACCCAGCCAAAGGTGATCCTGCTACGCTAATGGTCACATATTTGACTGGTACTAAATTTGGAAATAGTGATGTAATTTACTTAGTATCAAATTCAAATATAGCAGCTCAAATATTTGCAATAGGTGCAACTGGTCAAGGATCCGTTGCTTCGGTATCTCAAGGTGTATTCTATGTGGTTAATGGAAATTATTTTTCAGAAGTTACTCAATCAACTTATCAAGTAGGTAATTTTGTAAATGTTTTACCACAGACTGTTATATTAGACAAATATGATGGCACTCCAACATTGCGTCTTGGTTTAAATATTGTAGAAACTATTTACGATTATGTAGATGATGTTTCATTATTGGATCCAGCTAGTGGTTCACCCAATTATCAAGGCCCAGGTGCTGATAGATATGTCATTAATTTAAATTTAGAAACTCGCACATTAGCCTTAGGTTCCGATGATGGTTTCATTGAATTAGCTAGAGTTCAATCTGGTGTAATTATTAAAATGTTACAACGCACCGAATATTCATCGTTGGATGATTATTTTGCTCTTAGAACTTTTGAAACAAACGGCGATTTTATTGTTGATAATTTTAATTTAACCGCAATTTCAAATACTGCGACTCCAAATTTTGAAGGCGGGTATTCACAATATGATTTAAAAATTGGTAAAGGTGTAGCTTATGTTCACGGTTATCGATTAGAAAATCAAGGTGATTTAATTTTAACAAATGATAGAGCTCAAGCAGATATTACGCAAGTTAATCATAATAATTATATTGATTATGGTCAATATTTTTATGTCGATACCATTAAAGGTGTATTTGATCCTACTGTAGCTCAAAAAGTTGATTTACATATTACCACTGTATCAGGTATTACATCAACGAATGTTACCACTTATAATTCAACATTAGTTGGTTCTGGTTATATTCGTGGACTAGTGTATGACCACAATATATCAGATGATGATACTTCAACTTATGTTTATAAATCGTATGTGTATAATATTGTATCCAATACTTTATCAGCAAATGCTGTAACCGGTTCAGCTTTTACTATTACTTTTCCATCAACTGCGCAATTTTCTCCAACATCTAATGCTTATTATAATGCTACTATTACTATTGTAAAAGGTGATTCTGCTGGAGATAAAAGACGAATTGTTAGTTATAATCCATCAACAAAAGTTGCAACTGTTGATACTGCATTTACAACAAGTCCAACTTCAGCTTCTGTGTTTGCTTTACAATTTTCAACAAAAGATATTGATTCTATTGTAACTCCAGATGGTTCATATGCATTGACATCAAGTTCAAATATTAATACAGAAAGTAAAGTTTCTGGTATTGCAACTAATGCTACCATTTATAAAAATACAAATGCACCACAATTAATTTACAACATTGGTTACCCATATGTTTCATCAATTAGTTCAGCCAGTTATTATTCAACTCAAACATTTAGAAATAAATCATTTAGTGGTACAGCTTTAACTATCACATTAGCTAATCCAACTGTAGCCAGTTTTGAAGGTGGTCCAGGAACTCTATCTACGGATGCAATTAAACAAAATTTTACAGCTACTGTTGTTGCTAGTAATGCTACTGCTAACACAGGTGTAGTCGGTACATTAATTGATTTAGCAAATACTCAAAATTTTTCAGTGGCTGTGTCCGGCACATATAATCATATATTAACAATTACAGATGTAACTGTTGGGGGTAAATTTACATTAGGTACAGCTGTGCAATTATCAATAGTTGCTAAAGTAAGTGTTGATGACGCTACAAATGAACAACATATCTTAAAAACAAAAACACTTGTATCAGGTAATACCTCAGCTAATACAGCGGTGTCAAGTTCTACCGTGGTTAATACAAATACCTATATTGATTTATCTGTTGGTCAAGTGTATATCAAAAAAGCAGGCCTAGTTACTGTAGGTTCTCCACAATCGCTTTATGTTACCGATTTAAAAAATATTGTTAAAATTGTAGATTCTTTAAATCCGGCCGTAGCAGTAACAAATGCTATGCTAACAAATCCAATAAATGATATTACATATAATTATACACTAGATAATGGCCAAAGAGATTCTATCTATGACCATGCTTCTATTACATTAAAACCTGGCGTGAATCAACCAATTGGTAATATTTTGGTTATTTTTAATTATTACTCACATGTTACATCTGATGGATATTATAGTTACGAATCTTATAGAAATAGCGGTGAAACATATGGTAATATTCCATCATATAAAAGTACATCTGGCCTCTCATATAACCTAAGAGATTGTATAGATTTTAGGCCTTCTCGTGTAAATGGTACTTCTACTTACACTTACGAATATTCAGGTGATCCAACTAGTGATGATTCTGGTACATATCTTCCACAAGATTTATCTAATTTCCAAAGTAATTATTCATATTATTTTGGTCGTAAAGATATTTTAGTGTTGAGCAAAGATAAAAATTTCCAAATTGTACAAGGTAATCCTGCTCTCAATCCAATATATCCAAATCAACCAGATGGATCATTATTGATTGCTAATTTGTCACATGATCCATATACAATTTATATTCCAAATGAAGCACCAAAAGGTGTTTTACCTAATTTATCTATTTCTAAAGTTAAACATCGCCGTTGGAGAATGCAAGATATTTCAGAATTGGAAGAAAGGTTTGAAACTAATGCTTCGACTTTAAGTTCATTGGAACAAGCAATAGCTGATGAAAAAATACTAGACAGTAATGGTATAGATAGGCCTAAAAATGCAGTAATTGTGGATGATTTTACATCTTATAGCGTTGTTGATACTTCTAATCCAGACTTCTCAGCATCAATAGATACATTAAATAAAGTTTTATGGCCTGCATTTGCAGTAACAAATTATGCACTACAAGCTAATACAACTATTAATAGTATGGGACAATTAAGTGCTAATACTTTACTTAGTTTGGGATATACATTACATAATATTGGCACAGCTTCAACTTATATTACTTTACCATATACAAGTTCACCAGTTGTAACTCAACAACTTGCAAGCAGAACTTTAAATTTAAATCCATTCTCAGTTCAAGTTTTTCAAGGTGTTTGTAGTTTATATCCTCCAATGGATAACTGGGTAGATAATAATGTAGCGCCTGATTTATTATTAGCTAATATTGATAATTTAGTACAATCTACAACAATCAATGCAACTAATGTTACCTGCTTCCAAGCTATTCCTGGTACTCCATATGCAACGGCTAATACATCTAGTTTGGTATCTTCATATACTTTGAATAATAGTTATATTCATAATAATTCAATTCAATCATATATTCGAGCACAACAAGTTATTGTTCGTGCAAAAAACATGAAAGTTAATTCACCTATTCATTGTTATTTTGATGGAACTAAAGTTGACACTTATATGGCTAATCCTGATATTATTGAATTATCTAATGCTTCTGGCCAATTTATTGAAGATGATGTAATTGGATTAAAAAGTTCTTTAGATAATACTTTTTATCCAATTGCTGTAGTTGCTAACATTTACCAATATCCATCATCCAATAATGTTCGATTGTATGTGACAAGTAATTTTCATTCAGATTATAATTTCTTCACTCAAGGTGAATCGATTTCTAATGTTATATCAAATGCTAAATTTGATGCAAATGGAAATTATGTAAGTAATACAGCTTTTGGTTATATTACCGATTCTAAAGTTATTACTACAAAAAATAATGGTTACATTATGGGTGTTGGTGGTTCATTTACAGACGCAAATTCAAATACTATTACAGGCATATATTCTGTTACACAGGCAGGATACGGAAACTTTGCTACATCATACGGAATATGGCATAATCAAAATCGTGCCACAGTCCAAATTTTTGATGTAACATTCCCTTTAACAGTCGCAACAACTGGTACATATTATTTTGCTTCAATGGGTGATGATGAAATTGGTATCTACTTAAATGGTTCTCTGATTACGGGTGGTTCAGGTTCTGGAACTCTCTATTCATATTCAGCTACATTGACTGCTGGAGTACAATATAAACTTCGTGTATTGAATACACAAAGTGATACGGATTGCTTTGTTGCGGCCGCTATATCAACTAAATCTTGGACTGGTGGCATTAATGCAACAACGACTGGTTCAATTGTTTGGTCTACTAGAACTCCACACACTTCTACTTTACCGGCGGCAATTAGTGGTGTAGCACAAGTATTCTCAATGCCTGGTGGCGGAGTTTATTATACAGGAGTAACAAAAGTTGCTTTACATCCGGCATCAAGTAATACATCAAATTCGATGTATGTAGGGTCACAAATAAATATTACAACAAATTATATTTCTTATGCTAATACAAATGCTACATTTAGTCAATCTTTAGTTTCTAGTTCAAATAATGTAGGAACTTCAACTCCATATTATTTCTCAGCTAATGTAACAACATATGATCCAAATACAAGAATTGCTACACTTGATGCGCCAGTGAGTATTTCTATTGGCCAAAATTTAACATATAATAATATTGATTCTACATACAATTTAATTGGTACAGCCAATAATTATATTGTGTCTCAAATTTCAGGTAATGTTTCTAGTTTATCAACTAATGAAACAGGAACATTCTGTGGTATATTTAATGTTCCACCAGCTACTTTTACAAATCAATCAAAAACATTCCGCATTGATAATAGAAGTATTTCTAATGATGCTTCAACAGCAACAACATATTCTGAAGCAACATTTTATGGTTCAAGTTTAGGTAATATAAACGCCACATCTGGTCAATTTTCACCTTCTGTTGTTTCAGCCTCACAGGTTATTCTTGCTACTGCTCAAGCACCTAATGTTGTTGTTAATCCAAGCACATTATCTAATTTATTAGATCCAATTGCGCAAACTTTTAGTATTGATTCGACAACTTATCCTCGTGGCGTGTTCTTGTATTCTATGAAGTTTTTCTTTCAAAGTAAAGCAACAGTGACTCAATCTCCAGTTAATTTATCAATTGTTGGCACTTCAAATGGTACACCAAATGGAATAACCTTAGATAATTCAATTGTTACATTAACTCCCGATAGAATTAATGTTTCAAATACACCTTATATTGGAACAGCCTCAACTGCTACAGAATTTGTATTTAAAGCACCAGTGTTTATACAACCTGGTGTAAAATATGCACTTATTTTGCAATCACAATCAACAGAATATAACATCTGGTTAGCTTCACAAAATGATACAGCATTACAATCATCTGTTGGCGCAAATACAGCAATAACAAAGATTTCTACTGTACCTTATACTGGTTCATTATTTGAAACACAAAATTCAATTAATTGGATAGGTGATGCAACTAAATCTTTGATGTTTGTGGTAAACCGTTGTATTTTTGACATAACTAAACATCCTAAAATTCCTTTTGTTGTTCCACTTGGCGCTCCAACCCATAAATTCATTCAACAAAACATAGCTTCATACTATGGTACAAGTTTGGTTAATTTTCCAAATAATATGTCCAATAATGATGTTGAAATAGATGCTTTAAATGTAACTACAACCGATTACATTCCAGCTAAAACGAGTATTGTCTATTCATATAAAGCTATGTTGAAAAATACAAAATTGATGTCGGCTGAAAAACTTATTTCACCAGGTCGGTCAGCTTCACCTAATTTACAAAATGAAAATTTAAATGATAATTTAGGTCCTAGATTATTACAAGCAAACAATGCTAATTCATTTGTGTTGTATGCAACTATGTCATCAACAGATTCAACCATTTCTCCAATAATCGCAGATGATGGATTAACAATGTATGATGTTCGTTGGGGAATTAATAATTTACCATTAACTAATGGTTTAATTACTTTAGTTGACGGAGGTACAGGATATAATGTACAAACAACACAAGCTAATGTATCATCACCAGATTTTGGAAGTAATAAAGCTACGGCAAATGTTTCAATAGTTAATGGTGTTGTCACTGGTGTTTCTATTATAAATCCGGGTGCCGGGTATTTAAATCCCGCATCAATCTCAATTTTTGATGCTAATACTTCTCCAGGTTCTGGAGCAAGTGTTGTTGTTGCTTCTGAATTTTCACCTAAAGGTGGTAACGCAATTGCTAAATACATAAGTAAAATTGTACCATTATCAATTTCTAATGAATCTGGTGATTTTAGATTTTACTTTACGGCTTATAGACCAATTGGTACTAATCTTTATGTGTTTTATCGTGTATTAAATACTAATGATAGTCAACGATTTGAAAATGGATCTTGGCAATTAATGACATATATTAATAATTCAAATCAATATTCACAAAGTATTACTGATTTGATTAATTTTCAATTAGCTCCAGGTATTAATGGTGTAGCTAATAATTTTGTGAAATATACTAGTACAACCTCTGGATCAATTTATAATACATTTAATCAATTTGCTTTTAAAGTTATAATGACAACAGATGATAATACTAAGGTTCCACAATTGACTAATTTAAGTATTGTTGCTACACCAGCTGGAGTATAAGATGCAATATATTAAAGTTAAAGATACCAATTTTGTTAGAGACCCAATTAACAAAGCTTTGATTAATACTGATATAGTTTCACTTGAAGAATATAAATCTTCATTAAACCTTGTAGCCTCTAAAAAAGGTGAAATAAATAAGCTAAACACAGAGATTGTTGAACTAAAATCTGAACTATCAGAAATCAAAAATATGTTATTACAGTTACTAACGAAGTAAGGCAGACATGGCAAACACTATACAAAATATCAGTTTATCTAATACCTTTAGTGATTGGGTTAGTACAACAGTACAAACAGTCAACGAAGTAAACTCCATTGGTAATTATGAATGGCATAAAACTGGCGGAACTCTATGGCTAGATAGCATAGGTACAACTTTAGAAGTTTCTAATACTGCTTATTTTCGAGGCATATTAAATGTACCTGGTTCTTTAATTAATCCTACATTAAATTCGGCCTATAATCAAGCTAATACGGCATATAATTATGCCTTATCTGCCAATTCTTTTTTACAAGCAAATGACTCATTGACTTTAGCTTCGGCTGAATCATATACTGATTCGAGTATTGTTACCGTTTTAGCAACCTCTAAACTTTACACAGATACAAATATTAAAGCCAATGTTGTTGCTCTCAATAGTAGTATTAGTTCTAATTTATCAATATCACAAGCTTGGTCAAATACTATTGGTGGTTATGCTAATACTTATTCTATGGTTTATGCCAATACAATTTGGTCTTATGCTAACACTTATACCAATACTATTGGTGGTTATGCTAATACTTATGCTGATTCAGTTGGAGTAAGAGCTAACAATTACACTAACATAATTGGTGGATATGCTAATACTTATTCTAATTCAGTTGGTATAAGAGCAAACACTTATGCTGATTCAGTAGGAACTAGAGCTAATACTTACGCCGATTCAGTAGGAACTAGAGCTAATACATATAGCACAACATATACTAATACAGTTGGTGGTTACGCTAACACTTATAGTACAACTTACACTAATACAATTGGTGGATATGCGAATACATATGCTGATTCAGTTGGAACTAGAGCCAATACATATTCTACTAATTACACCAACACTATTGGTGGTTACGCTAACACATATGCTGATTCAGTTGGAACTAGAGCCAATACTTATGCTGATTCAGTTGGTATAAGAGCAAATACTTATGCTGACTCAGTAGGCACTAGAGCAAATACTTATTCTACTAATTACACCAATCTAGTTTGGTCTTATGCTAACACTTATACGAACACTATTGGCGGATACGCTAACACTTATGCTGATTCAGTAGGTACTAGAGCAAATACCTACTCGACAATTTATACAAATACAATTGGTGGTTATGCTAATACATATGCTGACTCAGTAGGAACTAGAGCAAATACCTACTCGACAATTTATACAAATACAATTGGTGGTTATGCTAATACATATGCTGACTCGGTTGGTACTAGAGCTAATACTTACTCTACAACTTATACTAATACAGTTGGTGGCCAAGCCAATACTTATAGCACAACTTACACTAATACAGTTGGTGGTTATGCTAACACATATTCAACTAACTATACTAATACAGTTGGTGGATATGCTAACAATTACTCAAATTTAATTGGTGGTTACGCTAATAACTTTAGCACTACCGCAAATACCAATTTAAGAAATTATGTTGAATCTAAATTTCTATCAAAAGTGGCTGGCGCAGCAAATACATTAACTGGTACCTTATACGGTATTGATGCTGTTTTCTCTGGGGCCGTGTCTGTTGCCGGTAATTTTATAATTAGCGGAACGACTGTATATAATTCAGATACATTTACATTAAATTCAGATGCATTAAGCAATACTAATGCTTATTTTGTTAATTATAGACCAGGTGGAACCAATTCAGCTATTCGTTGGACCGAAAGTTCAAGCACTTGGAATATTCGTGATATAAACAATCCAAATGATACAACTGCATATTCACCTATTATAACTGCAAACAATATTGCAACTACATCTGTTGCTGGTGTTGTTCAGTTAATAGATTCGGTTTCTTCTACAAGTATATTATTAGCACCAACAGCTAAAGCTTTAAAAACAGCCAACGATTCAATTACGTCATCAAATACAGCCTTAACTAATTATGTTAATACGGCTAATAGTTTTCATACGGTATATACAAATTTAGTTGTTACTGCTAATCTAGCAACATCTCAAGTTTGGGCAAATACAATTGGAGGATATGCTAACACTTATGCTGATTCAGTTGGTACTAGAGCTAACACTTATAGCATAACATATGCCGACTCAGTTGGCACTAGAGCTAACACTTATAGCACGGCATATACTAATACAGTTGGTGGATATGCTAACAC